GTCCTGATGCCCGCTGCCGCGCCCGACCAGCTCTACCGCTGGTATTGGCGTTCGCGCATGCCGGAACGGCACGGGTCGCTGTGCCATGTTCTGGCGCGGGGCGCGCTCAATTCTGTTCTGGTCCGGTTTGTCGATGATGGGTGGACCGTCGTGACTTCGCGCTATGCGGTGAGGAAAGCATGACCCTGCCAGAAATCACTGCGGCGATGCCGCTTCTGCCTGTCGGGCGTATCGGCAAGCTGTCGACCAGCCTGCGGCGGGACCGGATGAATTCGGACGGCACGTATGAGCCGACCCCGTATGATGTAACCTGCGCCGAAACGAAGCTGGAAGACCTGTGGAAGCAGGATCAGGCTGACCATGCCGCGAACGCGGCGGCGATCGAGCACAACAGAGCGCTGAGGGCTACGTTGACCGAGATCATGAAGGCCGCGGGCATACCGGACAGTTACAGCGAGCGGGACCACAAGAGCCGGTCGCGGTTTCCGAAGTCGATCCGTCGCGATGCGGGCTACCTGGGAGACTTGCAGCGGCATATTCCGATCAGCGACGGGTTTTCTGGCCTGTCGTTGACGTATGATCGGCTGAAAGCGGCTTACGCGGAGCACCGGAAGGTGGCCGACGCGCGCCAAGCGGCTCAGAAACGGAAAGCGGATGCCGCGATCGAGCGGCGCAAGGCCGACATGGAACTGGCCATCCTGCTGGTGCGCTACGAGCTGCCGCCGGAAAGCGACTGGTCGGACGTGCTGGGCGTGGTTCGCAAGCGGAACCAGTATCTGGATCTCGCCATCGCGATGGAAGACTGCCGCGGCGACTGGTCCGAAGGCTGTTACATGGTCGAAGCGGCGCTGGATCGGTTCACGATCACTGACGACAGAGACAAAGAGATCGCGACCGACGCTGCAAGCGGTATCGCCAGTTTCGGTGATGGTTGCGGCGATGGGCGCGTGTTCCGCGATACTCGTTGGAGCTACGACGCGCTGTATGCGCTGATCGTTGACCAACAGCTTGTGGCCGATGCTCGGCGCGCACGGGAAGGGGCTCGCCGATGACCGACCGCGGTGTTGAGATCGTGCTTGGGCTGCTGTGCCTGCTGGGGCCGCTGCTGCAGATCATGCGGGAATACGGCACGGCATCTGACCCTGGTGAGGCGATGGTTGACTGGCTGACACGGCAGTCGGCGCAGACGCTGGCCATGTGGCAGGTGATGGGCGTCTTCGGCTGGGTGCTGCTGCTGATCGGAGTTGCGCCGAAATGATCATTATCACATGCTCATGCGGTCGGTCTTGGGCGAAGCGCGATCATGCGGGCGCCGACCTGACGCAAGCGCTGATGGCTGATCCGTGCCCGCAGTGCGGGGTCAGTGCAGCCAAAGCCAATGGCACCGGCACGCGCACGGCAGAGACGTGTCCGGATCCCCGGATCGGCGAAGTGTTGGCTGGGCTGACCGCGTGGAAGGAAGCACCGGCGCGCTTCCTGCGCTGGAACGTCATGGTGTCGCGCGAGAACCCGAACGAGGCGACGGTCACGGTGCTGATCGGCGCGGCCAGGAGCGTGGGCGAATGGTGCGCGAAATCTGTTCTGGTCTGCGAGGTCGACCGCACCGCGGCGCGGATCACTCGGGTCTCAACAGCCGAACAATATCCGCGCAAGACGGCATTGCGCCCCCTGAAAGATGGCATAGCGCTTCGTGGTGTGATCGCCGACCTGGTGTTGACGATCGGGCTGGATCTGCAGCCGGTGACAGACTGGCAGCGCTTGGCGGCCAACGCCGGTTCTCGTAACTGAAAGGGTTTTTGATGACGTATGCGACGTGGGGAATAGGGCTCGCGCTGATGCTGCTGGCGCTGGGTGCGCTGGTATCAATAGCCGCGCATAACGCGGATGGCGAGCACTGGGATAACGCCCATGCGGACGCGACCATGATCGGTCTCATGATCGTGGGTGGAGCGCTTCTGATGGCTGCGGCGACGGTGGCGCACGCGCTATGGCACTGAAGCCAGCACATATCCCAGATCTGGCCATGTGCACGATCCGTCCGGCGGATAGCGCCGACACGATGAGCGGGGCTGAGTACCTCGCTTGCCTCGCGGCCTGCCGCCTGTCGAACCGGCAGGTTGCGGCGCTGCTGGGGCACACCGGCGATTACACGGTGCGGAACTGGACCGGGCAGACGAAGTGGTATTGCCCGCCGCCGGCACCGGTGCAGGCATGGCTGCGGCGCCTGGCGCTGGGGCATCTCGAGGTCGACGCGGCGAACCCGCCGCCGGTGATGGGGGGTTCCGACAATGGCTGACAGGAAACTGCTGCGCCAGAAAAAGGACTATTTCAGAGAGGCGCACGACACCGTGCGTGCCATGTCGCCGGAAGCCAAAGAGTTCTTTGTGGGCCTGACCAACCAGGTGTGCGACTTCGCCGAGCGGGAACAGATGTCACCGCGCGAGGTCGCGGCCGGTGTGGCGAGCATAATGGGACTTCTGGTGATGACCGAGGTCGGCGGAAACCCCCACGCCGACGAACCGATCGAAGACTTTATCGATTTCTCTACCGATGCGATGCAGGTCGCCATCGCGACGGCACGGATCATAGCGGGCTGGACACCGAAGGGACCGAACTGATGGCCGAGACCACGAACATCGAGTGGACCGGGGCAACATGGAACCCGATCACGGGCTGCAGCGTGTGCAGCCCTGGGTGCAAGCACTGCTATGCGATGACGCTCGCCGGCACCCGGCTGCAGCATCACCCTTCGCGCGCTGGCCTGACCCAGATGACCAAGGCTGGACCGGTTTGGACGGGCGAAGTCCGGTTCAACGAAGCGTGGCTGGATCAGCCGATCCGGTGGAGCAAACCGCGCGACATCTTCGTTTGCGCGCATTCCGACCTGTTTCACGAATCTGTGCCGGACGAATGGATCGATCGTGTGTTCGCCGTGATGGCGCTGGCGCGGCAGCATCGTTTCCAAGTGCTGACGAAGCGCACCGATCGGATGCGCGATTACATGACGGAACGCTGGCAGCCAGCGGCGGCGCAGGTGATAGCCGGGCTTTCGATACCGGCTGAAACGGTCGGCGAGGGGCGCTGTTCGCAGATTAGGCGCGAATGCCTGCCACTGCTTGTGAAATACGGGCTGTGCGATCCGGACAAAGGTAAGCTATGGACGCCGGAGGGGCGGTGCAAGGCGGAACAGTGGAAGTGGCCACTGTCCAATGTCTGGCTCGGCACGTCCGTCGAGGACCAGACGCGGGCCGACGAACGCCGTCGCGCATTATTCCAGATAGCCGCTGAGGGCTGGAACACCTGGGTCAGCTACGAACCCGCGCTCGGCTTGGTGGACTGGATCGGCTGGGAGTTCATTCGCTGGCTGGTCTCGGGCGGCGAAAGCGGCACGGGCGCGCGGCCGTCGAACCCCGACTGGCACCGGGCGGCTCGTGACTTCTGCTGTCTGAACCGGATCCCGTTTTTCTTCAAGCAGTGGGGGAGCTGGGCAGCGGCAGAGCCATACGGCGATAGATGCGGCCACGTCGTTCCCGCTGTTGCGCTGGGCTGGCCCGAGGGACCGAGCGATCGCTATGCGTGGTTCGATAACTGCGCATTCTACAAGGTCGGCAAAAAAGCCGCTGGCGCCGCGCTGGACGGCCGCGAGTGGAAGCAGATGCCGGAATGAGCGTCAGCGTCGTGCCACGCCAGGTTTTTATCGATGGCCATCGCACCAGCATGCGCCTGGAACCGATATTCTGGACGATGCTAGACGATATATCCGAGCGCGAAGGTAAATCGGTCGGTGCGCTGATCAGCGACATCATCCGCACAGCATCAAGGGGTAATGCGTCAAGCATTGTCCGCGTCTTCTGTGCCGACTATTTCCACCAGAGAGCCGCGATCTGATGGCTGACACCGACGTCATCAAGGGCGAAGAAGCCAAGCTGCGCAATGCGCAGTGGGACAAGCTGACGAAGGCGATCCTGCAGGAGTGGACGCGCGAGGGCTATGACCAGTACGCGCACTTGGATGGCCTGACGGGCTGCGGCGACATGATCGTGATCACCAATTTCTGGCTCCTGGAACGCCACCGGCCGAAGCCCATGACGCTGGCGAGCATGCTGGCGATGATGGACATGACCGAGATCGGGCATACCATCCGCATCCGGCAGAGGCCGCCGGCCGCGTGACGCTGCCGGTCCACCCCGAAGCGACCGCGGATGAGGTCTGGATCTGCAACATGTTCACCTGCGACTTCGTGCATGTGGGCTGGTCGACCAAGCGCCTGGGCAAGCAGAGCTACGAGCGGAGCGGCAAACCCATCACTACGGCGGGGTTCCGGCCGGTGTTCGTCGCGCGGGCTGAACTGGAAGCCGCGGCCGCCGATCTGTCCACATGGCCGGTCGATCATCGTTGGTAATCCAGATCGCTTGACCTTCGCATCGTTCCACGGGCATGTAACGCACCATGCTCAATATCGTGTATCGGCCCATCGGCGAGCTGAAGCCCTACCCGAAGAACGCGCGGACGCATTCGCCCGCCCAGGTCGAACAGATCGCCGCGTCAATCACCGAGTTCGGCTTTACCAACCCGGTGCTGACCGATGATACCGACGGCATCATAGCCGGCCACGGCAGGCTCATGGCGGCCAAGCTGCTGGGCCTGGCCGAAGTGCCGACCATCCCCCTGGTCGGTCTGTCGGACGAACAGAAGCGCGCTTTGATCCTGGCCGACAACAAGCTGGCGATGACCGCCGGCTGGGATGCTGACCTGCTGCGCATCGAGCTGGGCGAGCTGAAAACCATGTCGTTCGACCTGGCGGTGACTGGCTTCAGCCTGGGTGAGCTGGATCAGATATTCGCGCAGCCGCGCGCCGGCCATGGCGATCCGGACGATCTGCCGGACCCGCCCGCCGGCGAGCCGGTGTCCACCCGGGGCACGGTGTGGGTGCTCGGCGAACACCGGTTGTGCTGCGGCGATTCGACCGACCAGGACGACATCGACCGCCTGATGCTGGGCGATGAGGCCGATCTGTGCGTGACGTCGCCGCCCTATCAAGGCCAGCGCCGGTACGGTGGCACCGACATCGATGACTGGGACGCGCTCATGCAGGGCGTGTTTGCCCACATGCCGATGCGCGAGACCGCCCAGGTGCTGGTCAACCTCGGGCTGATCCACCGCGACCATGAGTGGCAACCATACTGGGATGGCTGGATCGAATGGATGCGCGCGGCCGGCTGGCGCCGGTTCGGCTTCTACGTGTGGGACCAGGGGCCCGGCCTGGCCGGTGACTTCCGCGGCCGCCTGGCACCGGCGCACGAATTCATCTTCCACTTCAACCGGGCACCAGCTCGAGTACGTAAAACCCACAAGTCGAAGCACGCCGGCGAGATGAGCAAGGGCATGCTGCGCAGCGGGGAGGCCACATACACCGGCCTGCGCGCGAAAGGCGCCACCGAGATCCAGGCGACCAAGAAGCCCGATTCGGTGATCCGCGTCACCAGGCACAAGGGCGCGCTCGGGAAGGGGATCGACCACCCCGCGGTGTTCCCGATCGGCCTGCCCGCCGAGCTGATCGCCGCATACACCGACCCGGGCGACGTCGTGTATGAGCCGTTCGGCGGCAGCGGCACCACGATCCTGGCGGCCGAGCAGCTTGGCCGTGCGGCGCGTGCGATGGAGCTGCAGCCGCGGTACACCGATGTGGCCTGCATCCGCTGGCAGCGCCACACAGGCCGCCAGGCGCTGCGCGAGAGCGACGGCAAGCCGTTCGACGTGCTGGCGGCGACGGCCGTGGCCAAGGCCGCATAGCCGTGACAGCGAAGGGTGCGCCCAAAGAGGCGAAACAGCGGTGGCGAGCATCAGCCAAGAAGCGGATGGCCGAGCACCAGCCGACCGCCGAGACGCGGAATTCCGTCAAGGCGCTCTGCTACCTGAAAACCGATCCCGCGATCATCGCCAAGCTGCTGAACATCAGCAAAATGGTTCTCGAAAAGAAATACCGGGATGAGCTGAAGTACGGCGCGGCACTGGTCGCGGCCGCACTCGGAATGAAGATCGTTGAATCTGCCGTCAAGGGCGACAAGGGCGCGCTCGGCCAGATCGCAAGAGCCCAAGGCATCGGCCGCCAGGAACCGGCACCACCACCGAGGGCGAAAGACGATGAAAAAGAACCCCCGCCCCTCGATCTCGCGAACGCCAGCGATGACGATCTCGCTCGAATCCTTGCAGCGCTGGCCAGCGGAACGCCGAGCGGCACTGATCGGGGTCATAAAGGCTGAGGTCGACCGGCGGCGCACCGGTGTCCTGTGGGTGCCATTTCCGGATCCCGAACCAGGCCGGATGCACCCCCAACGGATGGCGCTGGAAAGCGAAGCGGACATTCTGTTTTACGGCGGTGCCGCCGGCGGCGGAAAATCGGATCTGCTGATCGGCTGCGCACTGACCCGCCACCGCACCGCGCTGATCTTCCGCCGGCAAGATCCGCAGCTCGCCGGCCTGCAGGAGCGCGCGGAACACATCATCGGCGAGGGCAAGGGCCGGTTCAACCAGAAGCACAACCGCTGGCGCATGAACGACGGCAAGATCCTTCGATTTGGCTCGATGGACAAAGAGCAGGACTGGAAGAAATACCAGGGCCGCGCCCACGATTACATGGGCTTTGACGAAATCACCCACTTCACCGAAGAGCAATTCCGTTCGGTGTCCGGCTGGGCGCGTCCGGCCAACGGATCGCTGAATGACCGCCAGCGGGTGCGCGTCATCTGTGCCGGGAACCCGCCGACGGACGCGATAGGTTTCTGGGTCATCGAGTTCTGGGCACCGTGGCTGGACGACAAGCACCCGAACCCCGCCAAGGATGGCGAGCTGCGCTGGTACGTGACGATCGACGGAAAGGACATCGAGGTTCCGGACAGCACACCATACGCGCACTTCGACCAGCGGCTTGGCCGGGAAGAGATGATCCAGCCCAAGAGCCGGACATTCATTCGCTCACTGGTGACCGACAACCCGATTCTGATGGCGAACGGCTACATGGCGACGCTGCAGGGCATGCAGGAGCCGTTGCGCAGCCAGATGCTGTATGGGGACTTTAGAATCGGCCAGAACGACGCCGAAGACCAGATCATCCCGTCAGCGTGGGTAGAGGCCGCCATGGCGCGCTGGCACGACCCGATGAGCAACGAGCCGCCGAAGCCTGGCCAGATCAGCCCTCGCGATGAGGAAAGCGGCAAGATAGATCCGCTGGATGCTATCGGGGTGGACGTCGCCCGCGGCGGCAAAGACAAGACCGTGCTCACGCCGCGGCACGGCACCTGGTTCGGCCGGCAGAAGACATATCCTGGAACGGCCACGCCAGATGGCCCGAAAGTCGTGGGCTTCATCGTCGGGATGATCCCGACCGGCGATGACCCACAGGTCAAGATCGACATCATCGGCGTCGGCAGCAGCCCGTTCGACTTCGCCAAGGCCAACGCCCTGGACGCTTACGCGATGAACGGCAAGCGGCGCTCGCTCGCGCGGACCAAGGGCGGCAAGCTGAAGTTCGCGAACATGCGGGCGCAATGGTGGTGGCAGCTACGCGAAGGCCTGGACCCGGCCGTGCCGCCGGAAGAGGCGTTGGCGATCCCCCCCGACCGCGAATTGCTCGCTGACCTGACGTCGGCCCGGTACCAGGTGCTGGTGCAGGGCATCCAGGTCGAAGATAAGGCCGACATCATCGAGCGGATCGGCCGTTCGCCAGACAAGGGCGAATCGTTAGTGTATGCACACGGTCAGCCGCGCAAGCCGACCGCGCTGCATCCTGAGATGCCGAATACCTATTCACCACCGATCGCGATCTATCAGAGGTAGGGCGATGTTCGAGAAGATCAGTTCAAAGCTGAAATACCCAGCATGGGTAGCAAAATGCCCGCGCTACCGGACGCTTGATCTGTTCGACAAGATGTTGGACGGCCAGTTTTACAGCCATCTGGCGAGTGCATTCTACGACGAAACGGACCCACAGGGCCGCACCATCCTGCTGGACGAGCGGCGCCCGAGCGCACAGTTCCGATTCGCAACCCAGGTCGCAACATATTGTGCGCGCAAACTTTTCGCTGGAAACCATGCACCGCGCGTGGTGCACGATGATCCCGCTGCCCGCAAGACGATCTTGAAGCTGCTGCGCAAGGCGAAGTTCTTGCCCAAGATGATCGAAGCCGCAAAGCTGGGATCGGTCGGATCGGTCGCGGTGACATTTCGCATCGATGGCGAGGGCGATGACATGCACATTGGGCTGCATGTCTGGCGGGCGAAATACTGTGAGCCGAGCTTTGACGGCGCCGGCAATCTGACAGCGTTGCGCCTGCAGTATGTCACGACCGGGGCAGCACTGGCCGCGCTGGGTGCGCCGGACCCGCGCCCATCCGAAAAGCTGGACCGCGGGCGCCGCTACTGGCTGGTGCGTGACTATCTGCCGGATCAGGAAATCACGTACGCACCGATCCAGGAGGCGGACTGGAACCCGGTCGACCATTTCTTGGATGACGGCAGGACTTTCGGTGCGTGGGAAACCATCGATCACAAACTAGGCTTTGTCCCCGGGTGGTGGTTCACGAACCTGGTGGGGGGCGCCGCGCCTGATGGTGCGTGCACGTTCGAGCCTGGCGTTCAGAACAGCATCGAGATCGACTACACGTTGAGCCAGATCGGCCGCGGGGTGCGATACAACGCCGCGCCGCAGCCCGTCATCAAGGGTGATATCGTCAACGGCCCATCCGACGGCAGCATAACCCGCGGAGCTGCCAGCTATATCCACCTGAAGGGCGATTACAAAGACGAGGAAGGCGGAAGCTGGAGCGGCGCGGACGCCAAGCTCTTGGAGATGAGCGGGGCCGGCACCGAGGCCG